GCATCATTTTCCATGACTAATCACTCGGCAATTTTTGAAGAAAAATGATGATTTCTTCAAAAACGTATTTACATGTGCTTTCAACCTTGTTATAATAGCTTTATACAATCAATCGACCATAAAGGTTTTATAAGATGAGCGGATTCGATAAACTTTATCAACAAGTAGTGAAGAGTTCTTTAGGTCAAGATATGCTTCAAATTCGTGAGGATAGTCCTTACCATCGAGAAGCAAATGTGTTAGAACACACTCGTATGTGCTTGCAATGGTATGAAGATAATGTTGCTCGTTCAAGAACTCCTACCCAACGTATTTTGACAAAGCTTGCACTATTGTTCCATGATGTTGGCAAGCCTATGGCTCGTACTGAAAAACGTTCAGAAGAAAGAGGTGTTTATTTCAGTTATCCAGGTCATGAACTTTTTTCTGCTAATCTATTTGAAGACTATGCATTGTCACAATGGCAACTCTTTGAAAAAGAAGTAGAATTGGTTCATAATGAATTAAACCAAGTTCGTTGTTTGATTGAACATCATTTGCCTTATGACAAAACTGGCAGAGACAAATTGATTGCACTGAAAACTCATATGATGTGTTTAGGTGGCGAAGAACTTATTCAAATGTACTATGATGTTCTTAGGTCAGATGCACATGGCCGAATAAGTGATGATATTGGTGGAACTTTTGCTCGTGTTGAAGAATGGATTGCAAAATTTGCTTTGACTCAACCACTAATGGAAACTTCAAAAGAATTGGACACTCCTTATATGATTGTTGCAATAGGGGCATCTGGTTCTGGTAAATCTTCTTTATTTTATGAACGCTTTTCATATGATGATGCAGATGGTCCGTCTGAATACTTGTTTAGTTTGGATGAGCATCGTGTCGGTTTTTATGTTTCCCGTCAAACAGGTAATGAACCTGATTATCATAAAGCATGGAACTATTGCCATCGCTCAGAAGATAAAGAAGTGGAGAAAGCTTTTGACAAGTATTGCTTGGAAGCTTTCATGGTACTTATCAAACGTAAAGGAAACATTTTTCTTGACATCTCAAACGTATCAGCAAAAGCTCGACGTAAATGGATTACTCTTGCACGTCAGCACTCTTACATGGTCCATGCCGTTCGGTTCCATGTACCATTCGACGTATGTGTTGCACGACAAGCAACTAGGAATGACAAAAGTATTCCAACATCAAGTATCCGTGACCAATACTTTCGGATTTCTACACCTTTAGTTGGAACTGAAGTTGATACCTTAGGTTCAGTTTATTCTTACGATTTTTCAGAGGTAAAATGAAGTCAAACCAAGTTCCTTTCGAAGAACGAAAACACTATTCCCATCTTATGGTGTTGGAATCGGCTCGTGGCTATTACATTGGCTCACTTTGGCATGACCCAGATAATGCCAATGAAAGTGGTCCTGGCACTCGTGATAGCCAATACTTTGCTTCACCTGAAGAAGCACAAGCAGCTCTTGACTCTGGAGAGTTTTGTCGCTTTGTTGACTAAAAATAACCATTTACATTGGATGATTACTTTGATATAATAATCATTCAAATCTGCACCACCCCTCGCTGTAGTAAATCCCCCGCTGCAAGTTTTAATTTTCAAAATCTATAAATAGAATACATGTAAGGATAAATGTCTTTGCATGTTTTTATTACTTTATACACTTTAATTACTTTATAGGAATTTTAATTATGACAAATAAACTCGAAGCATTAAAAGCCGCATTCGCTGCAAAAGCCTCTTCTTCAACATCTTCTGATGATTCATGGAAAAAGTTCTATCCATTCTGGAAAATGAATGAAGACCAAACCGCAATCGTTCGTTTCCTCCCAGATTTAGATGAAGATAACCCACTAGGTTTCTTAGTTGAAAATCATGTTCATGAACTTAATATCAATGGTCAAAGAACCACTGTTGCTTGTGGTAAAATGTATGGTGAATCATGCCCAATTTGTGATTTGTCCAGAAAATACTACGATGAAAAGAACGAAGAACTTGGTAAAAAATACTACAGAAAATTGTCTTATATTGGACAAGTTTTAGTTATTGAAAGTCCAATCGAGCATGATGCAGAACAATTAGTCAAACTAATTGATTTTGGTCCAAAAATATTCAAATTGATTCAAGCCGCATTTCAATCAGGTGATTTGGAAGTTGAACCATATTCATTGGTTGGCGGTTACAATTTCCGTATTAAGAAAACTAAATCTGGCCAATATGCAGATTATGGCACAAGTTCTTTTGCTCCAAAACAAACTAATGTTGATGATGATATCGTCAATCGTTTAGAGCTTTATGATTTGAAAGAACAACGTCGTAAACATATTCCTCGTGCTGAACTTGAAGCATTACTTCATGCTGATATCACGGGTGCTTCTGTTGCTCCAACAACAACTACTGCTCAAGCGCCAGCAACTCCGTCAGTTGCAGAAGTAGCAACATCAACACCTGTTGCCACACCTGTTGCTCCTACTGAAACTGTTGTCGCCGCCCAAGCGACACCGGCGGCTGCTGAGGCAGCACCAACTTCTGGTTCTTCAGCATTAGCAGCTCTTCGTGCTCGTGCTAAAGCAGCTAAAGAAAATGGCGCTGCAGCTGAATAATAACTCCTAACTAACAGGAAAGTTATACTCATATCATAAAGGGTATAACTTTCCTTTTTTGTCTTATAAAAGGAAAATGTATATGGCAACAGACTTAAAATTCTTAAAAGACTTTAAGAAGAACATTGAAAAGTTGAAGACGGTAAATGTTGGAATCAGTGCTCCTAAAAAGTGGTATTCATCTGGCAATTATGCTCTTAACAAAATCTTAACAGGTTCTTACTTCCGTGCAATTCCTGAAGGTCGTATCACGGCTTTTGTTGGTCCATCTGGAGCGGGTAAAAGTTTCTTATCTTCAAATGTATTAGCTCAAGCTCAAAAAGAAGGTGCTCACTTAGTCATACTTGATTCAGAAAACGCACTTGATGTTGATTTCTTAGTAAAAATTGGTATCGATATTTCTGAAGAAAAACTAACTTACATTCAAGTTGGTATGATGGAAGATGTTAATAGTGTTTGTTCTGATTTCTTTACTGGTTATGAAAAAGAATATGGCCGAAACAACTATGATGCACCTCGAATTGTAATGGTACTTGATAGTATTGCAATGTTATCAACCTCTACTGAAGTTGAAAATTATGCAAAAGATGGTACTACTAAAGGTGACCAAGGACAACGTGCAAAACGTTCAAAGATGATGCTTCGTATGATTCTTTCATCTATTACTAAACTTCCAATCACGGTATTAGTAACTGACCACGTTTATCCTGCTGACCCAATGGCAGGTGACGGTTTATGGGCTATTACTAATAGTACAAGATTCTTCCCTTCTTTGATTGGGTTAGTTACTCGATTGAAACTAAAAGAAGAATCCGAAGTCATTGGTGTTCGTATGCGAGTTGAAGCATTCAAAACCCGCTTTGCTAAACTGGGTTCTAAAGTTGAACTTGAAGTTCCGTATTCAACTGGCATGTCTCCTTATTCCGGGTTACTTGATTTATTGGAACTAGATAAAGTTGTGACAAAATCTGGTGCTTGGTATTCATGTCAATTGCCTAACGAATTAGTCAAGTTTCAAAAGAAACAATTGAATGAAGAACTTGTACAAAAACTATTTTCGCATCCTATCGTTCTTGAACAGGAACATTTGATTGATGCAAAAATGGAAGAACCTGAAACATTATCTTATGACCCAGAAGAAGATAATGATGCGGATGAATTGATAACTATCAATAGCGAAGAGTAATTATGACTTTCCTATCTCCTATTGCGGATAATGTACATTTAGTTCTTGAATACATTGATAGATATGAAACAAGAATTGAAGAAGTAAAACCATTCTTTACATTAGAAGGTAGGAAGTTAGTTGAAGTTTGCAGAAATATTCCAAAGAAACTTGCAGAATTCAAAATATATGCAGCTGAACTAAAGAGTATTGAAGAACTATTATCAATCCGACGTGATAAAATAGAAGGAGTTAGACATAAAGCTTATAATGAGGGGTATTCTCGTCAGCTATCTCAAACTGATATAAAACAGTATATCAAAGGCGACCCTGAATTTGTAGAAATGTCTGAACTTATATTAGAAATCACTCACCTCCGTAATAGCATCAATGGAATTATTGATGCTCTTGATACTATGAATTGGCAAATGGGACACATTACAAAAATGGCAGTCGCTTCACTAGAAGAATACGTATTATGATTGTAAAAATCACAATTCAAAATGAAGTATGGTGTTCAATCCAAGGATTAGACAAATTTCATGTTGATATGCTCTGGGAATTATTTGGCCCATATGTTGATGGGTATAGACATATGCCATTATTTGTCATGGGAAGATGGGATGGACGAGTTAGGTTTTTTGAAAAGACTGGAAAGACATATGTTAAGCTCTTAACTCAAATCATTCCTCTTATAGAAAAATGGCAATATCAAATTGACTTAGTTGATAAGCGAAGTTATTATGATTTACCACCTTTGATAAACGAAGAAGTATTCTTAATAACTGATGAAGAAATCAATGAAGAAGAAGAATCGAACTTAATACCTAATGTTTATCTTCGACCATATCAAGCTCAATCAATCAATCTTTGTATTGAACATGGCTGTGGGTTTATTATTGCAGGCACAGGTGCTGGTAAAACGTTGATGACCGCAGGAATTTCTCATGCATTTTCATCTGCTGGGTATAATTGTGTTACAATAGTACCATCATCTGACTTAGTTGACCAGACTGTCGAATTCTATCGTGGTGTTGGTATGGACACTGGAGTATACTCTGGCGACAATAAAGATATTGACCACTTAAACGTAGTCGCTACCTGGCAAGCATTACAATATCAACCAAGACTACTTGATAATTTCCAAGCTCTAATCTGGGATGAATGTTTTTCAGGTTCACAGAAAGTAAAAACTCCCAATGGCGACATTGAAATATCCCAATTAAAAATTGGAGATATTGTTTATTCAATGAATAAAGACGGAACATTTATAGAAGATGAAATTGTAAAAGTTCATAAAAATTTATTAAAGAGCTCAAATTCAAAAATGCTTCAATTGAAATTTGATAATGGAATTTTAATTGAAGTTACAGAAAATCACGAGTTTTATACTAAAACTCGTGGAAAAGTTAAAGCGAAAGATTTAACTTTTGAGGATGAAATTATAGAATTTTTATAAATACTTTCTGAGTTTCATTGAAGCAAAACTAATGTCATATAAAAACAAAATAATTGAAAAAATTAATTTAAAGCTGAAAGAGCTAAATTGCGATGTAATTTTAATTGATTTATTGTACAAAAACAGAATTGGAAGTGGTCGAAAATTTTTTGATGTAGCATTATTTTCAAATGGAATTAAATTAAATTTAAAGTTATTTACAAAATTTAAAACAAAATTATTTTTGTTATATCCAGAATTAATTATTCAACAGTATTTAAGTAAAGATGAAATGCTCAGAATTGAAGCTGAAAAATTGCGAAAACATTTGATTGCAAAAATTGGAGGAAATGCTACAGCCAAAAGTTCAAATAGATGTTTCGACAAAAAAGGAGAAATTCCTTGGAATAAAGGCAAATCATCTGATGTTGTTCCATGGAATAAAGGTTTATCAAAAGAAACTGATATCCGTTTAGAAAAAATTTCTAACGAAAGACTTAGCGAAAAAAATCCTATGTATGGAAGGACCCATTCTGATGAATGGAAAAAGGCAAAATCATATGAAATGAAACAAAAAATCCAGAATGGAGAATGGACTCCAAATCCGCATAATAGTAGAACTAGGAAAAATATAGAATTCAGAAATATAAAGTTTAGGTCTTCCTGGGAAGTTATTTTTTATGCGGCTACTGGATATGAATATGAAAAAATAAGAATACCTTATATTTCTGAAACCGGTAAATTAAAAATTTATATTACTGATTTTTTCAATAAAGACACTTTAACTATTTTTGAAATCAAACCTTCCAAAAATATAAAAAAGGATAATTTTAAAATAAATGAAGGTATAAAATGGGCAAAAGACAATAATTATAAATTTGAAATTATAACTGAACATGAATTAATAAATTTAATTTCATATGACGATTTGCCTCATAATGAAATTGATAATGTTACTTTATTAAAAATAAAAAAATTTTATGAAACTACTATCAAAGATAGAAATAGACAAACCGGAAATAGTTTATAATTTACATGTTAAAAATAATCATAATTATATTGTACATGGAGCTGTAGTTGCAAATTGCCATGGTGCTAAAGCTCATGTAGCTCAAAAGTTACTGAACGAACATGGTGCTCATATACCATTCAAGTTTGGTGTAACAGGCACATTCCCAAAACCTCCCGCTGACCAAATGTCTCTTCGTGCTTCAATAGGAGATACTCTTATTGAAATCCCTGCACGTTGGTTGATTGATAATGGCTATCTTGCTGAAGTAGATATTGAACAAGTCTGTTTGAAACAATCAAGTAAAGAACAGTTCCCTGACTATGCAGCTGAAAAGAACTATCTTTCTAAAAATGAAGAACGAATAGAAGTTATTGCTGGCTTGATTATCCAATATGCAGAGCAAATCGGTAATACTTTAGTTCTTGTCAATTCTGTTCCGTTTGGAGAAAACTTAACACAAGCAATTAGTGGTAATGCAGTCTTCTTATATGGTGCTTCTAAAAAGAAAGAAAGAAAAGCTCAATACGATTTGTTTGAAACTCAGGATGATATGATTGTTGTTGCAACATCCGGTATTGCTTCAACTGGCATTAGT